GCCGCGGCCGCGCCAGACACGACCGCGCCGGTGATGAGTGGTGCGATCAGCATCACCAACATCACCACGAGCGGCGCCACGCTGTCCTTCCAGGCGGCGACAGACGATGTCGGGGTGGCGGGCTACGAGTACAGCATCAACGGCGGCACGAGCTATGTGAATGCCGGGCTGTCGCGGTCGCTCGCTGTGTCGGCGCTGACAGCCTCGACGACGTACCAGGTGCGCGCGCGGGCCTACGACGAAGCCGGCAACCGCTCGGCGCCGCTGTCGGCGAGCTTCACCACCTTGGCAAATGAGCCACCGGTGGAGATCGTCATCGACGCCAGCAAGATCCCGGCCAGCCGTAAGGTCGTGTTCCCGGGCGGCACGCGAGTCATCCCGTTCGGCACGAAGCCAAGCTCGATCGTACCGGACGCTCCCTACTACCGAAACGGGAGGTGGTCGATCGACAAGGTACCCGAGGATGAGCGCTACTACGTCGCCGACTTCCGCATCGATATTGCTGAGGCCGGCTCCCCTGCGGTGAAGGCCGAGGCGATTCCGAGCGGCGTGAAGGTGCTCGAGCAGGCAGTCGTCCAGGGGGCGCTGATCCCGGTGAAGCTGGGCGGCTTTGACGAGCTGCGTGGCGCGCTGAACTTCTGCACGTTCCGGGTGACCCTCGCGAATGGCGAGCAGATCGACCGCACGCTGTGGTTCAGCAGGGTCGACCTGCAGTGGGTGCTGGAGAAGGACCCGGAGGACAAACGCTACTACGTGGCCGACGTCAGCAGGGACCTGATCGACAGCAACACCACCGTCTCGACCGTGACGGCGGCCGCCGTCGGCGTGGCCGAGCTGGTCAAGCCGCAGATGCAGGGTCGCATGGCGGTGATCAAGCTGGGCGGCATGGACACCTCGGCCGACCCGCTCAACCACTGCAAGCTGCGCTTCGACTGTGCGAACGGCGAGCGCTTCTTCCGGACCATTCACTTCAAGAGGGTGGACAACTGATGATCGACGCATCGCAACTACCGCGCGTGCCGGCCGAGGTGCTGCAGAAGGAACAGCAGCAAGTCGTCCAGTACGCGCGCGCGCCGGCCGGCAGCCATCAGGCGCCGGTGCGGCCCCAGGCAACCCAGGAGACTACCCGATGAGCTGGAGACTGATCATCCCTCCGACGGCGCTGGCCGTTTCGATGGATGAAGCGCGCAGCGCGGCCCGCGTGGACGTGGAAGAGGGCGGCACGTCGGCTCTTGACAGCGAAATCCGGCGCGCGATCCGCACCTACACGACGGAGGCCGAGAGCGAGACCAACCGCGCAATCATGGAGCAGACGTGGCGCCTGACGCTGGATGCTTTCCCAGCAAAGTTCGCGCTGCGCCGGCCGCCGCTGCTGCAGGTCGACCACATCAAGTTCTACGACGCTGCCGGCGTCAGGCAGACGCTGGACCCGCAGGACTACCAAGTCGATGGCGAGCGCGAGCCGGGCGAGATCGTGCTGGCGCCCGGGCGCGCCTGGCCGCTTACGGCGCGCCGGATCAACGCCGTCGAAGTGCAAATCACCAGCGGCTACGGCACTGAGCCGGGGCTGGTCCCGGATGCTATCTCCGGTTTCATCCTGGCGCGCCTGAGCGAGCATTTCCAGACCAGCGGCCAGCCGAAGAGCGAGCACGTGAAGCGGCTGCTATGGCCGGAAGTGGTGCACGGATGCTAAATCACCGAATCGAACTGCTGAAGCGCGCCGCCGGCCGCGATGGTGCTGGCCAGCGCACAAAAGGCTGGGAGGTCGCGCGATCGCTGTGGGCGGACGTGCTGTTCCAGACCGGCGCCGAAGTGATGCGCGCGGACGCCGACGTGTCGATCGTGAAGTGCTCGATCAAGATCCGAGCCCGCCGCGACGTCGACGCGTCGATGGGCGCGCGTTATCTGGGTGTCGACTACGACATCAAGGCAGTGCTGCCGGACTCGAAGGATCGCGACTACATGTTCCTGGTCTGCGAGAGCGCCAAATGATCGACTTCGATCCATCAGGCCTGGTCGAGGCCGTGCGCGACACGGCCGAGCAGGTGATCAACTCGGTCGACGAGGGCACGCTGCGCACGGTTGCATATGCCGGCGCAGACCTGTTCCGCGATCAAGCGAAGCAAAACGCGCTGGCCAATAAAAAGACTGGCGTGCTGTTCAACAGCATCATCGTGAAACGCCTTGAGGAGGAGTCTAACGGCGGCACGAAGCAGGTCTACCTGGTGACGGTTCGAAAAGGCTCGTATGGCGGTGATGACGCCTTCTACTGGCGCTGGGTCGAGAACGGCCACAAGTTTGTCCCGAAAAACAAGAACGTCAGCGCGCGCACCGGCCGCACGATCGGCTGGGCCGCGCACCGGCGCGCCGCCGAGCTGGAGTACGGCAACCGGCGCACGCGTGCATACCCATTCATGCGCCCGGCGTACGAAGGCAAGAAGCACGAAGCGGTCGACCTGATGACGCGCACGCTGGCCGAGCAACTGGCAAGGAACTCGACATGACACCGCACGAGCAGATCTACGCTGCCATCGGCGATCTGGCCAATGGTCGGGTTTTCGCGGGGATAGCTGACGAGGGCGTATCGACGCCATACATCACGTACCAGGTGATCGGCGGCCCGCCAATCAAATTCGTCACCGGAGAAAAGCCGTCGAAGAGCTTTTCCCGGGTGCAGATCAACGTCTGGGCGGGCACCTCGATCGAGGCGTTTCGCGTGGCCGCTGCGGTTGAAGACGCGTTGCGCGCCGCATCGCACCTGCAGACCGACGTCCTAACCAACGCCGGCGACGACTACGACGAAGTTACGAAAGACCATGGGGCCATGCAGGAATTCATGATTTTCTGCTGACCCAGTAAAACCCATCCAAGCCGCCCCGCGCAAGCCGGGCGGCTTTTTTCTTTGCCCGCATGGGCGCAACGGGCCCGGAAACGGGCTTTTTTCATTGAAAGGCCCTATATGGCTCTCAGTCTGCCAACCGGCACCGCATATGCGGTCGCCACCGCGTACGCCGCGGCAATTGCCGTCTCCGCCGCCAGCAATGCGGCTGAAACCGTCCTGACCACCGCAGCGAACACCTTCGTCCTTGGCGATTACCTCGAGTACGTCGGCGGCTGGAGCCGCATGACCAACCGCGTGTTCCGCGCGAAAGCGGTCACCGGCACTTCGGTGACGCTGGAAGGCATGGACACCACTGAAGTGAACCTGTTCCCGGTTGGCATGGCCGCGGGCACGCTGCGCAAGATTTCCACCTGGACGTCGATCCAGCAGGTGCTGACGGCCGAGCCCTCGGGCGGCGATCCGAAGTACGTGTCGGTCAGCCTGCTCGACAACGAGAACGACATCAACATCCCGGACGGCTACAACGCCCAGAGCCTGGCAATGACCATTGCCGACGATCCAGCGCTGCCGCACCACGCCGCGCTGAAGAAGATCGCCGATTCGCGCAAGGTCGCAGCCATCCGTGCCGACCTGCCGAGCGGCAGCAAGATCCTGTTCAACGGCTTCATCAGCTTCGACGAGACCCCGAGCATGGCGAAGGGCAATGTCATGGCCGTCAAGGCCGGCTGCGCGATGCAGGGTCGCCCGGTCCGCTACCAGTCGTAACTGTTTTGCCAGCTGGCGCCGAGCGGTCGGCGCTGGCCTTTCCAGCCGCGGGGTCGCACCTCGCGGTTTTTTTATTCCATACCCACTGAAAGACTAAAATCATGGCAACCAACAAAGCTACCAAAATCGTCCTGGGCAAGCGTCCGGAGAGCTTCAAGAAAACCGTGCACGCCACCATGCTGGACGGCACCACCGGCTGCATGGAAGTCGAATACAAGTATCGCAGCCGCACCGAGCTGGCGGAACTGATCGACGAACTGCAGGCCAAGATGAAGGACGAAGCGAACGTCGAGATCGAGCGCTTCAAGGCCGCCGTCGAAAAGGCCAAGGAAACCGGCGAAGCCATTCCAGAATTCACCACCACCCAGACTGCGATCGTGAAGCGTCAGGCTGCTGTCGCCGTCGACTACATCCTGAAAATCGTCAAGGGCTGGAACCTCGACGCAGACCTGGACAAGGACGCGGTCGCCGAGCTGGTGGACACGCTGCCGGCGATGGCCGAAGCGATCAAGGACGACTACCGCGCTGCGATCAACGAAGGCCGCCTGGGAAACTGAAGGCGATCGCCGAGGCCATGTACAAGCCAGCTCTGACGAAGAAAGAGCTGGCTGTCATGGAAGCGGCAGGGCTGTCCGAGGATGACTATCCCGATGAGATTGCCGAGGTCTGGCCGGAAAACTGGCGTGCCTACGCGCTGTTCGCCTTCATGCGCACGCAGTGGCGCGTCGGTATGGCTGGCGCGACAGGGCTCGACTACGGCCCGCTGCATCGCAAGATGGATCGGATGGAGCTCGCGCCCGACGATTACGACGATCTCGAGGCGGACATCCAGACCATGGAGTTCGCAGCGCTCGGCATCATGAATGACCGAGACGAGTAGAAAGCACGACCCAAAGCCCTGAGCCAGCGCGCCAGGGCTTTTTTCATTCAAGGGCAAAGCCATGACCGATATTGTCAACAACGCAACAATCAAGGTCACGGCTGACGCTTCAGGTGTCGAAGCTGGCCTGCGCCCCGCGATCGAGGCCGCGAACCGTACCGGTCAAACCATTACGCAGGCTGGTCAGCGCGCTGCCGGCGCCGCGCGCGCGGTCGAATCGGCGCAGCGCAACATCATCGCTGCGATCCAGCGCACCACCATGGCCATGGAGGCTGGCGGCCGCACCACGGCAGCGTTTTACGAGGCGCAGGCGCGCCAGCGCAACGTGGATCCGGCATCGCTGACGCCATATCTGAACCAGCTGCGCGCCGTCGAGGCGGCCCAGACGCAGGCGACAGAATCGACTCGCGCTCAGGCCGCGGCCGCGCGCGAACTGGCCCAGGCGCAGGCGAACAAAGAATCATTCTTGGCCGGACTTCGGGAGCAGATCGCGCTCTTCGGCAAGTCGACTGAAGAAGTCCTGCGCTACCGCGCGGCTGAAGCTGGCGCGTCGCAGGAGGCCGCTCAACTGATTCTGCAGTTGCAGCA